GCTGTATTTAAAAGGCCTGAACTTAAACCTTGATTTTGCTCTAGTATCTTTTGTTGTGCAGGTGTCAGCGTTTGATTGGCTGTGTACATATCATTGCCGTAAGAATCTTTACCGCTAATGCTATATGTTAAGTTGCCATAAGGCGTTACTTGATTGACACGGTTAGCAGCAGCAGTAGCACGTGCAGCTTCTAAGTTTCCAGCAGCAGTTTCCCTAGCAGCGCCAAGATAATCAGGTGCAGGCGGAGGGTCTGATTTACCGTTGTAACCAGGATGCTTTAATACACCATAACTAAATTTACTATTAAACATTTATTTACTCCAGTTAAGCATTTTGCAATTTTCAGGCCATAGCGTCATGATTAATAAATCACCATTGCGACCTGCGTCTTTTAATGTTGTTTCTATTACAAACCCAATCTTGTGATTAAGTCTTATTGCTTTATGGTTGTCAGCCTCAACGGTAGCGGTGAAGCGTTTAACCTTTGTTTGATTAAAAATATAATTAGCTACTGCAAACCAATACTCTCTCGTAGGTGGTGAATCAATGCGTTGATGACCAAACATATTGTTACCGTTGTAATTCTCAAACGCTGTGCCAGCAACAATAACACCATCTACCTCCCATCCAAGAGCAGTCATGCCTTCAGTAAAAGCACCAATTTTTGCCATAACCCAGCGAGCAACATGTTCGCCTTGTACAATCATAGGATTGCGCCACCTTCAATAACTAAATCTGTAGATACCCATTTTACCTGAATACCTGAGCATGATGTTTTAACAATAGGCGCACCATAATAGCCTACGCCATTCAAGCCTTGCCAATTCTGCAAGACTGATAAGCCACCACCCCATAAAGCTGCATCCCAAATAGCAGTATCCCATTTAGCATAGGTGCTAGGCGCATAAGTAAGTGATGTTGTAGGAACGTCTGTATTAAAGTCAATGTTGACGCCAGCAAATAAAGCAGGTTGTCCGTCTGTTCTAAAGATAGGGCGTGACATAGTAAAGCGTTTAAGCGTGCCTGCACTATTAAAGTTATTAAAGGCTTGTAAGCCTACAGCAGTAATATTGTTTACATCGTCAATAGCACCATAATAAGCACGTGCTACATAACCATTGCCACCAAAGTAAGGCTCATCGTTAAACATTTCCATGCAATTAGCAGACCAACCTGTGTAGTTACACCAAGCCCCTGTAATGGTATTCATTACATATTGCTGTTGATTATTGCCTTCTTGCACAGGTACGTTAAGCCACAATTGATTGATTGTAGGAACGTACATAGTTTGCCAGCCAAAATTACTTGCATAATTGGTGACGGCTTCTGAAATAGCGTATTGAATTTTGTCTGTAATAGCTACACGAGGTTGCACACGTGATGACTGCAATGCGCCTGACAATGGCACTACGCCATCTTGAGTAATGATAAGCATATCGCCAGCGTACTTATACATGCTTCTAGCACCTACAGGAGCGCCAATATCAAACACGCCTACCATTGAAAATGTAGTTGCGCTTGTAGGGTCTGTGCCTTGATAGACAATAACTTGACCTTTGTTAGTAATGATTACGTAATGGTCATTTACGCCTGTACCTGAGTCAATTGTCCAATTGCCATGCGATACGATATAACCGCCTCTTGTCATGAAAGGAGCAATGTCTAATGCTGCTGCTGCACCGCCAATAGATTGCACAGGCAAGTACCATACTTTAAGCGTATTCTTTTCAATAAAAAACTGACGTTGTGCGTAAAGAATAGGGTCTTTTAGGTTAGCAGCAGTTACTGTGCCTGTAATCGATGCTGTAGACCACGCTGTGCCATTATAAAGTCTTGGGGTATCTGAGCCATTAGCCATTGATAAAAAGTTGCCACCAGACGTTGCAATGTTTAAATAGCCCCATCTTGCGTTAGTTAATCCTGTTACTACGGCAGCGCCTACTGCACCACCTGCCGTTACATCGTAAACAGACGTGCCAGCAATAGCGAATAGCTTGTTAGTGTTAGACCCTGAATAAGCCATTAGTGTTTCTACTTGACCTGTGATGCCTGTAGAGTATTTTACATAGCCACTACGCAATGTACACTCGGTGGGTGATGGAAACCAATTCTCTAGGATAACCGCTTCATTTGGTTGCATAGCAGTAAGTGAATCTCTAGCGTTCCATCCACCTACAGGAGCAGGAACTGACATTGGCTGTGATACAGCTCTTTTAGCTCTTGCCATAATTATGCTCCGTAATTTGCGTCAGGTATGTTTTCCCAACCAATTAATACGTTGGCTGTTCTTGGTGCAAGTGATAGTGTTGGTGAGCCTTGGTCGTTAGCTTTAGCAATGTTAAGTTGCATATCATAATCACGTTGGAAGGCTGATGTGTCAAAGCCCTTCACTTCAAAGTATTTCTTTTTCAATGCTAACACGATTAAACGGTCAGGATAGATACAAGTATCGCTGTCATTTGTAAATTGTGTTTGACCTACACCTGATGGCGATTGCGCCCAATTAGATGAGATATACTCAAAGCTTAAATATTCGTTTGTAGATGTAAGAGGCCAAATTTGGAACTTTTGCCCCATGATACGCCAACGGATACGTGGGCCTGTTGAGATGTAGCTAGACTTGAGCCATTGCCATTGTTGCGGACTCTCAGGGCCAAGCATTTCCCAGCGTTTAGATTTGTCGTATTGTGTTCTGTCTGTAATTCTGTCAAAGCCATTAGGCAATGTGTACATTACTTGACCAAAGGTGTATTCACCGTTGCCATCACCTGTAGCTGCGCTGTTAATAGTGACTGTAGTGCCTAATGCTGATACAACTTGTGTGCTTTGAATAACGCCTAAGCCTTGCACCTGAAAATTAGATGCACCATTAGCGTTTAGAAATGTAACTGTTGCAGGGTCAACGCCTGTAATAACTGAACTGCCGGCTACAATAGCACCGTCAGATTGTGAAAATTGTGAGTACCAATCGTATTCAGTATTCAACGCTTCCCAAGGATATTCACGTGCTAATTCATTACCTGCTGCATTAATAAGATAATACATCTGTGTAACATCATACGCAGTATTGCCAGCGACCGTGTTAGGTATCGCCAAGCCCATCTCTACTGCTGCTTGTTGAACTAATTGGAGAAGCGTTGAAGCCATTGTTTATTCCTCGATAGTTTCCTCAGCCTGTGCTTTTTTAGGCATAGCTTTAGATTTGTTTGCTTGTTGAGCTAATTCGGCAATTTGCGCTTCCATACGAGCAATAATTTCATCTCGTTTAGATAATTCATCAGCTTGTTGTTGTACCAATGCTGTGTCTTTTGCGCTTCCCAAGTAAGCTTTTGCTTTGTCACGTAGAGCAAGTGGTGACATGCCTGCTGCCATACCCAATGTATTTAATTGAGCATCAGAAGCGGCTGCTACCTGTTCTACTGTGTAAAATTTAAAGTGTTTTAATTCAGCAGCAATTGCTGCATTTAAGACAGGCCAATCATTAAGCAACGTGCCTTCAATATCGCCATCAGTCTTTTCATTTTGGTATCTTGCCCATTGTACTGGGAAGCGTTCTTTGTGTTCATCAACAGCAAATGTGTCAATTACAGTTAAGTTATCGCCTGGCACTTCAATTAAGATGAAGTCACGCATCTCCATGATAGGACGGCCTTCTAAAGCGCTTTTAAACTCATTGTTAATGGCACGTTGATAAAACTTCACATTTAATCGTGAATCGGGGTTATTTAAGTCAGTTTGATACATTAGAATCTCCAAAGTGGTTTGGGGTTTGTAGATAGCTCTCGGAATGAAAACTACCTAGAAACCCACCTCCCGAAAGAGGTGAGAATCAATCAGATTAAACTGAAGCTTTACCAAACCAACCGTAATCACCTGAAGCAATAGCTACAGCAGGAGCGATATAAGCGCCACCTGTTGAAGTTGCTACAAATGTAGTTGTGTTGATTGAGCAAGATGTTTCACCAGCAGTAAAAGCATTACCAGCTTTAGCAAATACATAACGCAAGCCGTCTGAACCAAACACTTCATTACCCAATGGACCAAATGTAGGGATTGTTGTTGTGCCGTCTTGAGCTAAGTTAGTTGCTGCTGCAGAAGTAAGGTCTACGCCAGAGATAGGGGTTACTGAATATGCCATGTTATATCTCCTTAAGCAGTTAGAACGCCAGAGAATTGTGGGCCAGAGCTTGTCATATTACCAGCCCAGCCAATCAATTTCACTACAGCGTCTTGGTTTACAGATTGACGTTCGCCACCAATAGGAGCGAAGTTACGGTCTGCGTGTGGACGGAAGTAAATGTAGTTCGTATTCAAGAACCACATGTGGTTAGCAGTAGCTTGTGAACCAATACCGCCACCTAATACTACGTCAGCAGATGTACCGCCACCATAGAACTTCAATGAAGCGAAACCAGCAGCGCCTTCGTCAACAGAAGTTACACGTTGGATAGCTTGCAATGAGTTTACATATAATGAGTAATAGTTGTTATCAGCAACAATCAAATCAGCTTTGTCATTACCACGAACTAGCTTGATAGCCAATTGTGTCATATAAGCTTGAATGTTAGCAGCAGATACAGCAGCACCACCATTGGTTACGCCTGAGAACGCTTGATTACGCCAGAAAGACCATGTAGCACGGTTAATACCACCGTAAGTACCTGTTGATGGGCTATCAGCTACAGCAGCAGCCAAACCTGTCAAGTTCTTACCACCGTTACCTGTACCGTTACCATAGATGTCTGTTTGGATACGGTTAAGCAATTGACCTTCAGCTACTTGTACACGGCCTTCTAAAAGGTCGATAATCGCTTCTTTTGAACTGTTTTGCAACATTTCAAGGCCAGAGATTGTAACAGCACTAGCATATTGAGCGATAGGGAATTGAGCTGCTGAAATTGGGCTGTTAGGCGCAATGTTTAAAGTTTCGTAACCGCTGTATGAGTTAGTGTTGTTAGTGTTGGTATCGTTGTACATGATTTCTTCTAAAATCACGTTACCGCCTGAGAATGGGCGTACGTTACCACGTTTACGTAAACGGTCTAAAACCGCATTGTTTAATGTTACGTTGTCAGCCAATTTGCCACTACGTGATTGAATGGTAGTTGCAATAATGTCTGACACGGTTGAATTGGCAAAAGCCATAATGTCACTCCTTATTTATTGTCAGATTAAACCGCTAGAATGGGCTTCCATGGCAGCCATGATAGCTTCTCTAGCAGAACTTGCGGACTTACCACCATTACCTGTAGACGCTGTAGGCGTTGTAGACTTGGGTGAAAGTACCTTTGCTTTAGCTGCTGCTACCTTTTCTCGTTGAGCCGCTTCAGATTTCTGCGCTTGTCCAGCGTGTACTTTCTGAAATACGTCATCGTTTAATCGGATAGCTTTGTCATAAGCTGATTGAAGGTCGTTAGCCATGCCATTTTGGAGTAGTCCAGCCATAGTTTCACGCACTTCTTCAAAGTAAGGCTTGTCATCCTTGAATGATGCTATCTCACTTTGCAATTGGGTCTGTTCTGCCATCTCTTGTTGAGACTGAAAACTTGACCATTGATTCTTAATTTGATTTAACTCTTGCGCTAATTGTGAGAATTGAGGGTCATATCCTGATTGACCTGTCAATTGACCTAAATTAACACCATAGTCGTTCGCTAATTGTGCGAATGTTTCTAATTTCTGTTCTGGTGAACCCATTACCAATTTTGCATGCGCATTACCTAGCTGACTAATCCATTGCTGAGGTGCTACGCCATGATGTTGCAGTAAAGGTTCAAATTGACGGACAGTTTCCATAATTGGAGCTGCCATATCCCATTGGTTTTTGTAAGTTGATACGCCTTTAGCATAATCAGCTTCACGTTGCTGAATATAATCTTGCAATGTAGGGTCCAATTTTCCCCAATGTTCCTCATAATCCTTTTTCCATGAACTAGGGCGAGGTTTTACTGCTACTTCTTGCTCATTATTATCATCAAATGCCTCTGTAACCTCATTTGAAGCGTTTTGAGAGCTTTTAGCAAACTTTCCATGCTCATCTCTAGGCTTCTCTGTTTTAACGCTTTCTGTGACTTCCTGTGAGGTCGTTTCTGTTACTTCTGGCTCTGTTGATTCAATAGCATTTTCGATTGTATCTCGAAGGCTAATTGGTTCTTCCAAAGTAGTTTGGATTTCTTCCATTTTGCTTTCCTTTATAAAATTACGCTGTTAAGTTTGCAAACCAATTGCCGTTACCTAATGAAACAAATACTGCATTTTTTAATGTAGTTAATGAAAGTGCTGCATCTGTTGTGCCGTTGTTAATTTTGAAACCTGATGCTGGCCATACTTTAATTGTGTTGGCTGAATGATTAGCCACCCAATATTTATCGCCTGGTGCTGCATCGCTAGGCAGTGTAGGGCCGTAATTGCTTGTGGACGTTGTATATTCAACAATAGATGTAGGAAGTGTTTGGCCGCCTTGTGCTGATGCTGTTGCTGCTTGAGCCAAACTTACAAAACCCACGATTGCTTGTGCTGATAGTCCAGGTTGGCCTGAACCATTAATTGTTTTTACTAATGCCATTTTGTTACTCCTTGTTAATAACGTAATTTGTTGTAAACTTCTTTTGCTATTTGCTCTTTCAAGCTATTATCCTTAGGCCGCTCAGGATTCCTTATAGGCATGTCACCAGCCTCAATACAGTTGTTACGCTTTAGATGTTCACGATGGTCACGCTTGCCTTCAATCATGCGTCCGTCAATCATTGACTGATATGGCTTTACATCGTTTTGTATGTATGGCCCTGCGTTCTCTTTAGGTTGATAATATTCGTCAGCAGGAACTAATTTAAATGTCACAGGGTCTTGAACCCAACGCTTAGTACCTGATTTTTCTTTTTTGCCAAATATTCTTTCGTGGCCTTCTTGAAACTCTTTTGTGATTGTGCGAGTAGCTATTACATCGCCTGTAATGTCGTTAATTGCCATAGTTACATGAGCATTAGTAGTAATGCTTCATCCTCCTGCTCTTGTTGTATCTCTTGAAATTTAGCGATAATGCTTTGCACTAGCTCTACGTTCTTAGCTAGTTTGCCGTAGTCAATAGACTCGACTGATAAGCCTTGTGATGGCTTGACGTATTCTGCTACTTCTTCTTTTAAGTCTGCTGCTATTGGCTCATCAAATACTGTAGCTAGATATTCTTTTAGCTCTGCTCTAGCTGATTGCCTTACATGTTCTTTTTTCTTTTTACCTAGACCACCACGTGCGCCCCATACAACAGGCGTGACATTAGATAAGTATTGCTTGATTGATGAAAATGGAAGTGCTGCAAATGGACTAAAGCCAAACATTACGCATCCACAGCGTCAGAAAAGTCTTTAGCCTTTAATGCCAAGTACACAGCTTCACGAGTAGCATCTTTGATGTAATCATCGCCTGTAAATGTTAGGTTCTGCCATGCAACAGGATTGTGATTCTCATCACGCACTTCTTTGCTTACATAGCCTGCCATTATTACTTCAATAACTTTGCTTTTAAATTCTTCTTTAATAGCAATAATATTCCAATAATTTGCATCGATACCAAATTCTGTTTTTATTGCTTTTAATAATGCCATAATTAACCTACTTTCCAATTTGTGCCATCGTGATATACAGGAACTTTAACTGCGCCACCGCCAACAACTGTTGCGCCAAATGTGGGAGCTAAAGCATTTGTTACAAATGAACGTGAACCTGCTATGCCTGTTGGTAGCGTTGCTACTGTGTATGTTCTTTGTCTAATTATTCCAGTATCAACATTCAAATTTCCACTTATATATGCTTCTGTTGTATTTAAATTGCCAATATAAGTTGTATATGATGTTAAATAATTAGTGCGATTACCTAAACATATAACATCGGTTATTGCTTGACTATAATTAAAATTATTATTGTTATTTATAATTATTGAATTGCTTGTATCATAACCAGAACGAGTTTGTCCGTTTGTTTGATAGCCAATAATTACAGAATTACTTGCCTGAACAGTCAATGCTCCTGCTTCAGCACCAACAAATACATTTCCGCCAGTTGTAAAATTATTTAGTTCTCCCGCTTTATATCCAATTGCAACATCATTGCCAGCCGAAGTGTTTTTTAAAGAATCTGTGCCAATAGCAACTGAATTATCTGAACTAATATTTAAAAGAGAATTAGAGCCAATTCCAATATTATCGTTTCCACCGCCAATTGCATTTGAGCCTATTGCTATAGTTCTTAAGCCATCCCCATAAATATTTGAAAAATATCCAATAGCAATGTTATCAGACCCAGTAGTTACTGCCCCAAGAGAGCCATAACCAATCCCAACATTATTTACGCCTGTTGTATTTGAAGAAAATGCAAAAGCACCTAAAACAGTATTGGTATCTAAATCACCAGAACCCCTGCCTG